TATAATCATTAGATTATAAGTGCATCTCCTGGAAGAGGTATTAATCTCTTCCGGAGACGAAATATAGTCTCCTAGCCGGCTGGATGGTTACCAGCCACCTCTCCCTAAAAGGGAGAGACCCACCTGTGCTTGATGCCGACGGCAACAGGGCGTCCAGCACGTTCAAGATGCTTCCTGTCAGCAAATGGCAATTCGCTGCGTTTAAGGAAGAACTTGAGCAGGGCACCATCACCTTCCAAATTATCATTTGGAAGTTTATGGTAACTTACAGCAGCCTTGACAAGAGGCGACTGATAGTCAGGATGAGTACGGTGGGTTTCATAACCCAGCGCACTCAACTTGCCCAACCCCGGAGATGTTTCCGCAACAGCAGGAAAGGGAATAAATTCCTCGATCAAGCTGTCTAGGAAACGGCACGTAGGCCAGAATCCCCTCTTATAAAAGAGGTTCCTCATAGCCACCGTAGCCTCAATCTCCTGAACATGCCCACGTGATGAAGGAAGCAATTGCCGACAACGCACAATAGTTACATCGTGCCCGTCGTAATACTCCTTGCCGCAAGATTCTCTGAATTTGCCAGTCCAGAAAGACTTGTCCGAATTCACCAGGAACCCAAAAGTTCCTAACGAATCGATCACGTGATTCACATATTCCACAGGGACAATAATATCGTCCCCGTAGATGCGTACCTGGCCCTTAAGGGATTTTATATCCTTAAGAGTCAGCGGACGGTTAAGCGCATTCTGAATCCCTAACATGACTACGGTCAAAAAGACCATAGCCTCGAAAGGGAAACACAGCGCTGAACCCATAGATGCGAACTTGGCTAGACGTTTTACGCCATAGCCAGGCACATCAGCCTTCCGAGAACGACAAGCATCAACTGCCCCGGCAATATGGGGGTGGCTGCGCAACATCGCTCGTACATGCTGATTGGAGACACGATCAGAAGCTTCACTCAAATCGAGTGTCGCCAGAGAACCATCAATTGATGCTCTCATGGAAAGGTCCTGATTAGGGACCTGAGATTTCCATCTGATGAAGTCACGAGGGGTGTCAAATCCCTCAACTCCATTTTCGATTAATTCTAGAAGAGCCTGTTGTGTATATTGCATACACGTGGGCTCAACTGCAATTATTCTAGGTGTCTTCAGCGTCTTAGGCACAAGAATAACCTTTACAGGTCGTTCTTCACCAGGTTCGAGATACCGTACATCATTCATGTTTTCCATGTAGCTTTGCCACGTAGGAAACATGAACTCAGCTGAAGGAAAATAATCCTCCAGTCGAGTGGTCCATTCCGTCTGACGATATTTCTGATTGCCATAAAGACGATCAGCCGTCACACCAGGACCATGCTTTGGAGTGATATTCACTTCATAGACATTCCAGTCTAAGTAAGTGAAGAAATCACGCCAAAGGCGGTCTGACATTTTACAGAAGGCATCATAAATGTCTCCGGTAAAACGCTTATCCGCCTTACGGACATCTTTCTCACACTGAATATACTTAGCAAGAGCAGCCTCGTTCCTCGCATCACTGCAAGGAATTTGGACTTTGGAAAACATCAGAGTAATCTGACGTATCCCTTGTATTGCCTCTATGCTAGGTGAATCCAGTAACCGTCCACTACCACGATCAAACACAAGATCAAGGAAACCTCCGAATAATTGGGGGAGACCGCCTCTAAAAGAGAAACTCTTAAAGAGGTCGTGATCTACATACCCGCGGTCAAGACTTTTTTCGAAGTCTTTACCGTAGGTAGGTAAGGTTATCGTTAAAAACGATAACCCTTCGTGTTCAATACGATCCTCGATTCTTTTAAAATCGAGAACGGTACTAGTGTGGCACCAGTCCCCAATATCATTGAGGACTACCTGTAGAAGATTTGTCAGGCTTTTCATGTCTGCTCCTAATAGAGTAAGGCATCCCTAGCATGACAACCGATCCTAGAAAGGCCTTCCAAAGAATTCTCGGAAGGCCCCCCTTGAAGTCCTCCGGGTTCATTAAATGAACCAGGGAATTCAGCAAAAAGAGATAAGGCAGCCGGTATATTATACTGGAAGCCTTATATGATCTGAGGACTCTGCGAAGAGTCCGGCGATCAGTTCTCTCCACCAAGAAGTTTGGTGGTAGCTGAACCCGAAGACGCGCTCAGATACGCAATAAGCGCATCAACGATCTGCTTCTGCTCCGCCACGGTATAACCCGTGATAGGGGCATCCACGACGATGTAAGTACTCATAGAGTACTTAACACTCGTCGAGGAAATGAGCGGATCAGGCGCGATCTTCGAGTGATCAAGCCGAATAGTCCGTCGCGTACGCTTTCCATAAGCGTGCGAGACAGACAAACGGACATTTCCGTCGTCCTTAGTAAAGGCGCCGGAATTGACACCAGAGCTAGTTCGCGGAAGCGAATTAGCAACGGTGTTGATCGTTACGGACTGCGGGTCGGCGAATGCCATTGCGGTTCTCCTACATGGACAATTTCTATTAAATTGTCTGTTTTTAGTTAGGACGGTAACGGATTGTTACCGCCGTTGACTTCCTTATCAAGGAAGTCGATTGGTTCCTCGGGATAAACCGAGTGCACCAAGAATGGCCCATTGCCGAGCAGTGAAACTGCTAGGATCAAGACCGAATCCATAAGGAGTTGCCCTGACACGCTCTTTCCGTTCTGTACGGAAAGAGATGCCAAAGACCCCGTCACCTCCGTCTCGAAAGACGGACATGGGGGATGTATAGATATCCTGAGCGACAGTATGCCGCATCAGGTATCCATACCTCAGGACTAGGCTATCGTTAGCTAGAGCGCTTGCATTGGACACAGCAGTGCCAATGTCAAACACCCAGTCAACGAGCCAAGACCAAGGCGCCAATTCCCAAAGGACACTCGGCGTAAGTCGAGTGCCCAACAGCTGATTGCTCAACTGTTCATACCTATTCAACCTCCCGAGCAGGGTTTTACCCGGATCGAGATAGTACGAATAGGCGCCCGCAAACCAGAATTTCTGGGTTACGAGCCTGTTGGATGTAATCGGCCCCAAGTAGTCGCTATTCACATTAGTCCACCCACTATATCCGTTTCCGGATGGGCGTCCTCCTGTGAATACACGGACGAGTCCAGCTTGATACACAATTTGTGGATCAAACGTACTCACCTGCGACTCAAAGGAATGCCGACGGCGTATTACGCCGCCTGAATTTCTCGCACCATCTTGAAAGACCTTAGAGGCCTTCGAGAGGGCTCCAATAAAGGAGCGCAGATCAGATAGGAGAGGTATCCAGCCAAACTCAACATTGAGAAATTCGCTACCCGCTGAGCGGGCAACGGACGCTCTTTGTTTCAAAAGGCTGGCACCAATGAGGGACGGAAGTCCTTCATGAAGTTCTCCTAAGAACTGAGCGAGATTGGCATGAGGTGACGTCGGGATGGTCGCACGAATGGCACGAGCCCCCATGAGTTTAGAATCCCATGAAGGCAAGGTCATAAAGCGATCAGCCTGATTACCCGGAAGCATGGGAACCAAAGGTCCCCTATACCATGCGTAAGACGGTTGAGAAGCCTTGAGGAACCACTCCTTATGAGTGAGACCGATAGATTTCTTCTCCGTAACGAATGGATGCCCACGGTCGTATTTAGAGGCCAACTGAAACCCATTTTGGGTGACAGTAGACCAACTATCTACATCGTCATCTCGGCCACGACTTCTATACGAAGTTGTGGTCTCCTTGGTAAGGAAATCTGGTGTGAAGGTACCGACTGTCCGAAAATTCGGGACATCACCGGTGCCCTGCGTATTAACTACGTAGGGTAGTCTCAAGACTCTATGTTCTCGAGACTCCGTCACATTTCCTGCCATGGTCTACCTTATGGATGAAAGGGATGATAAGTCCCCGGTTAAGTAGCGGTCGGTACACTGTGTATCGCCACTATTGATAAGGTGCTGCAAGCAGCAGGTAGCTATGTACCGTGGGGGCCCTAAAGGGCCC